TTTTAAAACAGGCAATAGAACACTGGAATACATTTACAACTCCAGTTTCAATTATTCTGATTGATGATGGTTCTAACAAATATCCTGCTTCCGATATTATTACTGCTGCTAAATTCAATGACAATCTTAACGTTTCATTTCTTGTTGTTGAAGAAGATATAGGGTTCAACAGTCATGGTTGCCGCAATCTTGGCGCATCAGTTGCTGAAACTGATTGGATAATTTTCTTAGATATAGATCATGCCATTACATCTGAAGACTTAATTAAACTTCAAACAATGAATTTGTCTATGGAAAAGTGGTATAGTTTTATCACGAGGCATAATGATATTACATTCCCATCATTAAATTCATTTATGTGCAGTAAAGAAATGTTTCACGCAGGTGGTGGGTATGACGAGTCATTTGTTCCACATCATTATGGAGACAGAGAATATCTTGACATGATGGATTCAAAATTCCCTCGGGAAGAATTGACTGATATTACCATTCAGTGTATGCGAGCAGGGCGTCGAGTATATTTTGATAATACATTATCTGCACCAATTTACGACAACGAAAAAATGTTGATGATTACTCCAAACTTCTATAGAGATAAAGTTATACACCATGATAAACAGATTAACTTCCCTTGGAAAAAAGTGTTTTAATAAATACTATGGTGATGCCAAACAATTACCAACGGTCTACTCGTAGTAATCACATTCTCTTAGCGAGAAAATATAATACAAGTCGGAGTAATTGTAAGGCATTTTTATTATAAATATGAGAGATACAATTGAACGGGAACACCATGTTATCATTTACCCAATATCTCTCTGAAGAAAAAAAACCTGCTGCTGGGATTCAACATATTGAACACCCGTCGGATAGATCATTCGATAATGCCGATGCAGCACATCATGCTCTGAAGACACTCCAAGGTGTCGCATCAGGCAAAACTCCTCTCACCCGTAAGATTGACGACAAGATGTCGTTCCATGCCATCCGCACCCCAGAAGGTAAGGTCGGTGTAAAGTACAAGGGTCCAGGAGCACACTATAATTTCTCCGCATCAGATATTGATAGACAACATGGTCACAAACCATATCTTGTTGGTCCGCTGAAGGCGCTCCATAAACATCTAGGTAAAGTTCTGCCAAAACACGCTGGTGAATATCAGGGTGGATATATGAGCGAACCGCATACTCGCGAAACCAAAGATGGACACATTTCCCACACTCCTAACACGATTCAGTATCACACTCCTGTTAGTGGTGAAGAAGGACAGAAACTCCAAAGGTCAAAAGTAAGCGCCACGGTTCATACAGAACTGAAGGGTGAACACAAGACTGCACATCCTATTACTGACACCTCACACTTCGGTTCGCACCCAGATGTTCACATGGTTCAGCACTTGGTAGCACCACATGAGCGCAACTTGTCGAGCGAAGTAAAGGCATCTGCTGATCATCACTTAACGCAAGCAGAAAAATTGATGAAGGATCACTCCTACCATCACCTCGACGGTCATGAGATTACTGCTCGTTCTTATATCAATAAGACAGTTACAAGTGAGGAAACTCCATCAGTTGCTGGATACAAGAAGCATCTTCAAGCAGTCCACCAGAAGAAGATTGACGCAGTTAAAACTGCTGCTGCTAAAGAGCGTAAGACTGCAACAATGCATGCTGACCTCTCGCATGTTACAAAGAACAAAGAACACTTCGCTAAGTCATTTGAGATCCATCATCATCTTCAACAAGCAACCAATCATCTAGCACGTGGTCTTGATTCTTCTGGTGGCGGTGGATTCCACACAAAGATTAATGGCAAGGCAGCAGGTGGTGAAGGTTACGTTGCAAACGGACTAAAGGTTGTTGACCGCGAAGGATTCTCTAAGGCGAATCGTGAACGCAGCGCCATCCTGAGAGCAGGCAAGGGTAAAAAATGAGCGAAGTCCATCACCACATTACACAGGGGAGAATGAACCCTCCTACTGTTGGTCACGAAGCAGTTGTCAATCAGGTTCGTAAGACAGCAGGTGAACATGGACACACTATCATTCTCACTGGCAGTCATGATTCCAAAAAGAATCCTCTGACACCTGAACAAAAGTTAAAGCATGCCAAGCGTGCATTCCCTGGAGCAAATGTTAAACTTGCCACCAAAGAATCACCAACAATGCTTCACCATCTTTCGAATCTACACAAGTCGGGTGTGACGCACCTTCACTTGCACGTGGGTTCCGATCGTGCGCACGAATTTCATACGCTGATCCATAAATATAATGGTGTTGAAGGTAAACATGGTTACTTCAACTTCAAGGGTATCAAGATCCACAAGGTCGGCGGAGAACGTTCTGATGCAGACACTGGAGTCGGTGGTGCATCTGCTACCAAGATGCGTCATCATGCCTCTGTTGGTAACGAAAAAGAATTCCATAAGATGGCACCAAGTGCCATGTCAACAAAGCATAAGCACGAACTCTATAAAGACGTTCGCCATGGTATGGGTATCCACGAGTCACTATCATTCAAAACATTTCTAGGACTGTAAGATGGGTAAATTTCTAATAGATATGATGTCAGACAATGGCAATCCATCGACTAAACGTATGATTGCAGTTGTTGCTACTATTCTTGTTGCCATTGGTTATATTGCAAATCTATTCTGGGATTTCACAATTGAAGAGTTTATCTTTAATGGTGTAATGTATATTGTTATCGGTACTCTTGGCATTACAGGCGTGGAGAAGTTTGCGCCCAAGAAACCAACTAAGAAGTCAGAAGAAGAATAAGGAATTAAATATGTTTGGTATGATCCCGTTACCATATAAGTTACTGGCAGGTGTTGCCTTAATACTTGGTGTTTTTGTTTATGGATACATGAAGGGATCTGCTTATGCTGATGCAGAACTACAAAGATTTGCTGCAAAGAATGCAACATTAGTAGCAGATATGGAAAAGAAAAACTCTGAGATCTCCACTGAAGTGGTGACTCAGTATGTAGACAGAACCAATACAATCAAGGAAAAAGAATATGTATATCGCGACATTATCAAAGAAAATGTTCCTACTCAGCATGTTATGTCTAACGGTTGGGTGTTCGCGCACGACTCTAGTGCCACTGCCAGTGATGCCGACCCCACCAGAAGTTCTGATGCGTCCCCCTCTGGAATTACAGACACTACAGCCCTCCTCGGCATCATCGGAAACTACTCCAGATGCCAGCAAAACGCCGAGCAATTAATTGCGCTTCAGAAATGGATTGCTGACAACAAAGAGGCAGTCGATGCAGTGAACGAAAAAAATTCAAAGAAGAAGAAATAATGGCTTACAATTTTTTCCCAACATCTGAGGAAGATATCGATTCCACTCTTAAGACCAAACCTAAAGCGTATCGTGATAATTGTAAGGCGGTATTTAAATTTCTGCGTAAAAAATACGCAACAATTGCCACTCCGATTAACATTGATGTTGACCGAGGACCAATCAATGTCGTTCGTGCCATTAAAGGTTCTCTTACCGAGCAGCAAATCTTAACTCAGTCTGGAGTTAAGCAACCATTTAAGGTAAAATTTGGAGATGGATCTTCTGGTAACAGAGGCGCTGCAAATCGCGGTAATGCATTTGAAGAGGAATTCACCCAAGCATTAAAAGACTGGCGAGCAGGTGAAACTACTGGTATGGATCGAATGGTGCTAGAAACCATCGAGGGTCTAGATAAAACTTATGGTATTGGACAAGGTTCTGATTTCAAGGTTGATGCGGTTGGTGGTGAAAATACCAAAAGACCGTTGTCATTTATTGGTGGAATTAAATTGACCAATACTAAGGGGGTTGGTAACGATATTGGTGCTGCAGTAACTGATATTACTGTTACATGGAAAGATAAGAATAAAATTGCACAAACATTATTTCTCAGTTTGAAATTTGAGAGTACTGTTACATTCTTTAATGTTGGCGTTCAAACTATTCTTACTAAGAATGAAATACAAACAGGTTCAATTACAAATAAAGATGGACAGGCACTGTTGGACTTGTTTAAGATTGACCATAAAAAATTCTGCGACATTTTTAACGGGACTGGTAAAGGCGAGATTGTGCCAGTAGTTTCTCCTAATCTACTTAAATTAAAGACTCTACTTGAATCTGGTATTGGGTATGGATACCACGTTATCCATAAATTTCCTGGAAAAATTAAATCATATAAAGTCGATGAAGTCTATATGCGATCTGGTGCAAATGCTCTGTCGCAAACTATCTACTATGGTGGTAAAGGTGGAAGGGGCAAAAGAATTGATATTGTGATTGACAGTCCCAAATATGAATTCAAATTAAACATTCGAGATTCACAGGGGAAAGAAGGGTTTCCATCTCGTTTGATGTGCGATTTCAAATACAAGCAGTAATTATTATAAATATAGCAAACGACTGGAGAGTAACCCAAACATGAAAAATGATTCACCACCATGGCAAGAAGATCCTAAAAACCCGACTCGTCGATCAGGCGAGAAGCGTAAGGATAAGTATGGCAACGAGATTAAGAACGTTGCCAAGCACCTTGCACGCAAGGCGATGAATGCTGTCAAGGAATCGGTCAATAAGAATGCAGCAGTTGCAAAAAAAGCAGGTGCCAAACTAAAGATGGATCCAGATACTGGAACACCTGATCATTTCACTGCCGCCCTAAGACGCAAAAAGGGTCTTGATGAAGCAGACTCTATGAAGCATCCTAGAGAGGGATTCCCAGAAGAGGGTGACTATGGTTACCACCCAAATCCTGGTATGAAACCACAGGAGAGCGATTCAGACAAAGATATGGATGTGGCATACAAGAAAGCAACTGAGAAAGAAGCTCGCAAACCATTGAATGCAAAGATTATCGAACATGACAATTGCGGAACTCCAGAGTGCTGCGGTCAATGTGATACAGCAGAACTTGACGAAGCACTGACTCGTGTTACCTCAGGTAACAAAGGTTACGGATACCATGGTACTGTAGAAGCACGCGACGATGCTGAGAAAGATAAGAGATATTCTGCCATGCATCGTTATGCTAAGAAACTAGTGGGTGCTGCTGGACATCTTTCTGATGCAAAGAAACCAAACGTAATGGTCAAGCACTTCCTTGATTCTGCGCATGGTCGTCATATTGCTGACAATCCAACTGATAAAAACATCACTAGCAGATTCTCTGAATTTAAAAAGAAATATAAACCAGAGATGCACGAAGAAGTTGAAATTGATGAAGGTGTGACTAATCCAGAAATCAAGAAAGCATATGCTGATCTTATAAAAACTCCTGGTGGTTCTTCTGAGCGTAAATCTGCTATTCGTCGTTACAAGAGTCTTCGTCAGAATGCTGTCAAGGAAGAATCAGAACTCGAAGAAAAGCGTGGACTGTGGGATAACATTCATGCCAAGCGTAAGCGCATTAAAGCAGGATCGGGTGAGCGTATGCGCAAACCTGGATCTGAGGGTGCACCTACTGCGGCAGCACTGAAGGCATCACAGACTGAAGAAGCGCATGGCATGTGGAAGGTAGACTTCCCTAAGCAACATGCTGGTAAGGCAGTCGCTGCTGGTTCTGTTCACGTTAAGGCGCAGAACACTGCTCATGCTCACAAGGTTGCTGCAAAGAGAGTTGGCGTTGATCACAAGGTGTTCAAGTCGAAGGTAACTAAGTCGAGCATTCTTCCAGAAGAAGTCGAAGGTAAGGTCTACTCTGTCCATGTCAAGGGCGATAGTAAAGATCACAACTCACCAGAGTTTAAAAAGCATCTAAAGGGGTGGGGTGGTGAACTACACTACATTTCTGATAAAGGCGCTGCATATAAATTCAAAAAAGGGTATCAGGCAACTGGATTCCATCATGGTGTTAAGTCTGGATTTAAAAGTCTTGATTCGGAACACGATGGTCATGTTAACGAAGAAACTCTGACGGAAATTTCTGCTAAGGGGGTTTCTGCTAGGGACGAATTTAGACAAAAAATCCAACGTGCTATGTCAGACCCTGCAAATATTGCACGTGCTAAAAAAGTTATTGCAAGAAAAAAGGCGAAGGCGAAAGAGGCAGCTGCTAATGAACCAAAGAATCTGGTTCACCAACTTCATAAGTCTCAGTCGATTAATGCCAAGGTAAAGTTCTATGATGGTAAGGAACATGAGATTGCTCCTAACCATCACGACAAATTTATGAACAAGTATCATGGTCTGAAGTCGTCGATCGAAAAGGAATCATTAATCAAGCGTGCACATAAGTCGCATGAAGATTTCCTTAAAGCAATCCACGAAGAATTTGCTGACTTCAGTCAGGAAAAACCTAACACAGATTCTATCACTCCTGCTAACTATCCAACTCCACCAGTCCGCGATGATATAACGGACTACAATAGCGACGATCGTCACGATGAATATGATATGGTCGCAATCGAAAATGATGTTGCTGCCCAGATCGAAAACTCTGAGTGGGAAGATCTAGTTTTCTATTATGACGATGAAGATCTAAACTACGAAGATTCCGATGAAGATATCGCTGAGGGTATTACTCCACAAGGTCGTCTGAAGAAGCGTTTCAATATGATGCGTAGTAAATCACGTCGTAACATGGCAAGAAACCTTGCACTGAAGCGTGTCGCGACTCCTGATCGTATTAAGTCAAGATCTGTTCGCGCTGCTCGTAACATGGTTTATAGCAGAGTCCTCCGTGGTCGTGACCGTTCTACACTCTCTGCTACTGAGAAAACAAGAATTGAAGGAATGGTAAAGCGCATGGCGCCAATGGTCGGTAGACTTTCCCTTCGCCTTCAACAAAAAGAACGTATGATCGACCGCAAGAGAATCAACAATAGAAATAAAAGAAAGAAAAAGTAATGCTTTCGTTTTTTGATTATCTTGCCGAAAAGGAATGCACCTGTTGGACTGGTTACAAACGCAAACCAGGAACTAAACCGTGTGCACAAGGTTCGTGCATTAAAGAGGCAGCAGTTGATGGTAAGGGACATAAGTCCTCTACTGGCGGACTCACACAAAAAGGTCGTGACTACTATAACAGACAGTCTGGTGGTAATCTAAAGGCACCTGTAACCACTCCTCCCTCTAAGTTGAAGGCAGGTAGTAAAGCAGCGAATCGTCGCAAGTCTTTCTGTGCTAGAATGTCTGGTGTAGAAGGTCCAATGAAAGATGAGAAGGGTCGTCCGACTCGCAAGGCACTAGCACTACGTAAATGGAATTGTTGATATGGATGAATTACAGACATCAATGAAGGTGGTTCTTGCGAATACATATGCAATGTATTTTAAGGCACATGGTTTTCACTGGAATGTAGAAGGTAAAGACTTCTCCCAGATGCATGATTTCTTTGCTGGCATTTACGAAGAACTATTTGCTACGATCGACAAGATTGCGGAAGAGATTCGAGCACTCGATGAGTATGCTCCGTATAATATGACCGAATTGGCATCTATGACTACAATCAAAGAGTCAAATATTTACGGTGTTGATGTCTCAGGAATGCTTGCAGATCTTATTACTGCTAATGCCTCGGTAATTGAAGCATTAAATGCTGCACATAAATTGGCGGATGCAGATAGCAATCGCGGTCTGGTAAACCTTATTGAAGAGCGTCTCGATGTTCATGCTAAACATGCATGGATGCTACGGGCAACCTCTAAATAATATAAATATAGAAAAGATTAGAGGAATATCAAATGAGTCTAGAGCAAACAATTAAAGATACTATCATTGCTGAATCGCAAGACTTGGATGGTCGTCTTCAGCAACTAGTTCGTGCTGGTCTGATGCCATCAAATACAATTCCTGTTCTTCGTAAGGCAATTGCGAAGGTGCAAGGTGGTATGACACTTCAGGGCGCAGAACGTGATGTCATGGCAAACTTCATTAACTCGATGATGTTCATTGTTCTCGGCGACGATTCAATCTTTAATAAGGCACGTGCTGGTGCTAAGACTTATGCTACTGAAGCAAAAGAAAAGCAAGAGTATGATTACGAAGGCGACATGGCAATGTCCCAACTAAAGTCAATCATTGCCAACTCGCAGCGTATGCATGACTCGTTGAGTGAAGATACAAATCTTCCTGAGTGGGTTCAGTCGAAGATTACTCTTGCTGAAGATTATATCTCAACTGCTGCTAACTATCTCCAAGGTGAGGTGAACGAAGAGCAGATCGACGAACTGTCAAAGAAGACTATGGGTTCTTATGTCAAGAAAGCATCAGGCGCTGAGCAACCAAAGAATGTAATGTCACCAAAGAATGTTCCTTTGACAAAGATTGCTGCATACCAAGGCGACAGCGAAACAGGACACTTCGGTAAGAGATTCAACCAAGCAACTTATGATAAAGCAGAGCGTCTCCGTAAGAATCGTGAGACAGGCATCAAGAGAGCAGTTGATAAAATTACCAAGGAAGAAGTCGAACAGGTCGATGAACTCTCAAAGGCAACACTGAAGTCATACGGCAACAAGGCATCTGATCAGGTTCGTGACTATGTGACAGATAAGTCAACTTCATTCAAAGCTTCAATGAATAACATGAAAAGAGAAAAGGGTCTTCAATCTCTTCAGAAAAGAAAAACTAATGAAGAAGTCGAACAGGTCGATGAGATCTCGAAGGCAACAATGGGTCGCTATATTAACAAGGCAAAAGACTCGATTGACAACACATCATATAGAAGCGGTATAAAAGATGGAACAGCGATTTCTTCATCGACTCCATATAAATCAAATAATCCGCTAGAGAAAAAACTCACAAAGCGCCATAAGGGTATTTCAATGGCAGTCAAGAAACTGACTAAAGAAGATATTGATACAGCAAAGTCGATGCACGAGTCATACAAAATGAAGTTCGATGCTGCTCTAGAACATTATAACATCAAGTCTCCCTCGGAACTTGGTGAAGAAAAGAGAAAAGAATTTTTCAACCACGTAGATCAAGAATTTAAAAAGGGAGACAATTAATGTCCGCATGGGGTAAATCAGATAATAAATCATCAGATGGTACGGTAACTCTTACTGCGCCATCTATCACATTCAATGGCGCCACAGGTCACGCTGCTGGCGTTTATACTTCAGCAGGTCATCCATTCCAACTTGGTGATCCTGTTGTTTATTCAAACGGCGGAGGAACTTCGGTCGTTGGTCTAACATCTGGTAACACATACTATGTTACTAATGTAACAGCAAACACTTTCATGGTTGCTGCTACAGAGGCGGATGCACTGCACAATTTCCCAACCACAATCGCATCAACCGATGGTATTGGCACTTCACATACATTCACACTACCACTTGCATTTGGTCGTGGAACTCTAACGGGTACTAACAGCACCATATTTACTGAAGAACTGTTTGTCGGTGACATTGTTCGCGCTTCGGCAACGGGTGGCAATCAGGAAATGATTGTAATCGCAGTTACTAGCGATACACTTGCTACTGTAATTAACGCGAATCCAGGTACGACTCTGACTGCATTTGCTGATGATGAGAGTTATAGAATCCACGAGAAACCAACCTTTGTTTCTTCTGTTGCGACAACTGACTTCGAATCAACACAAGTATTCGGTGTAAGAAGCGACGAAATCCATGGTGACCAAACAGGTGGTTATATTTCGGCAGTTGCTCTAATTCAGGGTGGTGCTGGATACGTTGAAGTTCCTGGTGTTTCGTTCTCTGGTGGCGGCGGCGCTGATGCTGAAGCAACAGCAACAATCGCGGATGGCGTAGTTACTGCAATCGCAGTAACAAACAACGGTTCGTCATATGAAACTGCTCCAACAGTTACTGTTGCTGGTCCTGTTCTAACTCTACCAACAAGCACAGTCAGTCCAACATTCGACTACATCCAATATACTGCGCACGGTCAAGCACAGGGCGCTGCTCTAAAATACCAAGATGGCGGTGGCACTGCTGCTAGTGGTCTGACTGATAACACAACTTACTACGTTTCTACTATCGGTCTAAGTGCTAACGCATTACGCCTGGCATCTTCGTCAGTCCTTTCTGCTGGTACTACACTTGGTACTGTTGCTATTTCAGGCACAGGTGGTCAATTCACTTGCGCGAATGCGACTCTTGCTACAGGTGACCGTGTTCAGATTACAGGAACTCTTGGTGGCACTGGTTCGATTACTGGTTACACAACTGGAACAGTATATAAGGTGTCGGCAGTAACTGGAACATCTCCGAGTGTGACAGGGTTCACGCTAACAGATGAAGAAGGTGGTGCAATTGTTACAACTGCTGGTACTCCAACTGGTCTGACTTACAAGGCAGGAACTCTGGTTAACATTTCCGGAACTGGTAATAATGCTCAGTATCTAGAAATTGTTGCAGGAACTACTGCGACTGCTAATGCTGCTCTTGGTGTAAACCAAGGTATTGATGAGGCAGAATCTGGTGCTGTTGCTCACACTGGTTGGGTGCATCGCAAGGTTCTAACTGGTGCTCATGCTGGTCGTATCCAGTATGAAGTTCTAGTTGCACTTTCGAAGAACGGCATCACTAGCGATGCTTCTGATGATATTGCGTTCCCAGAGGACTAATAAATGGCAGATAGCAAACTTGTCGCACTAACAACAGCGTCATCGCTTGTTGCTACAGACTTGATGTATGTTGTTAAACCAGCAACATCTCCATATGATCACAAGGTAAGTGTTGCTAATCTGTTTGGTGGTATTCCAGTTCCTGTAGTTCTGGAAGACGATCTGATTCTTGGTGGCGCTGTGCAGACAATGACTTCTGCTGGCGCCATCAGTATCGCTTCACTGGTAACAAAGATTACTTCGCCTGATGGTGCAGGGACTCTTTCTATCGTAGATGGAACTGACGGGCAGATTAAAGTTGTTGTAATGACAAGTAATACTGGTGGTCATGCTCTAACAATCAATGATAATATTGGTCATTCTTCAATTGTTTTCAATTCAGCGGGTGATACTGCAACGTTGATGTGCTTGACTGGAAGATGGTATTTCATTGGAGGCACAGCAACGGTAACATAATATGAATGTATTGAATGAAGAAACTTTTTTAATGTTCGCAATTAAACACTATGATAGTCCTGGATGCACTGGTATTTCGGATTTACAGGAAGATTTAAAGCGGTTTGTTTATCTTCGAAGATTGTTGACGCGATATCAAAATACTAATGTTTTAAACGATCGTCTTATTATAAATCATTTGTTGGTTCTATATAATGTGTTCAATCAAGCAGCGACAGATATGATTGTCTATAAACTTTCGGATCTAATGCCTCTGATTAAACCGTTTCTGTTGTTCTTAAATCGAATGACAGAAGATGAGTTACCAGATGTCTTTATGGATCAGACGATCGTTAACAAGTTAAGAGGGATTTAATGGCCAGGTTTGTCGATGCACTGATAACATACCGCATTTTACGTATGTTGACGACTTCATTTACCGAGACAGATGCATATCGTCTCGGTATCATCGATGCACATGGTAATGTCCTGAAGAGAGAACAGGATCTTGCAACGGAAGAAGAAAGAGAATCATACAGTCTCCTTCACCGTATGGTCTTTAAGTTGAAGCGAATCATAGAAAAAGTTCCATTTGCGAATAGTAAGTTTCTTTCTTTCGCTGCTGCTATTGCACTTGTTAAGGAAAACGTCGAATACGACGAGGATATCCTAGAAGAAATTCTTTATATGACAATGGAACACGAAGAAACTAAATCTATTGCAGAACAATTGGAATTGAATACAATGTTGTCATTTAAAGACTATGTTACTGAAGAAGGCATGGGCGTCGCTGGTGGTGCTATTGCTGGTATCGGTATAAATAATCCAAGTATTCCAAACCAAGCGGAACCTGGAGTTTCTAAGGCTGCTCAGAAGAAGTGGCGTAAAAAGAATAAAATTATAAGAAGGAAATAATTCCCATGAATTTGTCAAATTTTTTCTCATCACCACCGATTGAATCGCTGGAACAACTTGAACTCGAGAAGGGCAAAGTCCAACTTACCATTATGAAGATGGTAACGATTGTTCTAGCATCTATCATGTTAGCAGTTGTATTCATCTTCCTTATTGGCATGTTCATGCCAAACGATCTAATCGATAATAATGAGATCTTTAAGATTATTGGTCCTGCGTTCTCGATGATTATTGGTGCTTTTGTTGGTGCTTTTGCAACGATGATGGGCATGAAGGTCACTGAGTTTGATCCAAATGTTAAGGTTCAGGAACTTGGTAAGACTGACTATAAGCATCTTGCTGAGGCGCACACTGAACACGCCAAAGCAGAGTCGATCGAAGCAGATACTGAAATCAAACTAATGGCTGCTATCGATAAGTATAAAGACAGCGACGACGACTTCGGTCCATTTTAAGGGGTAAGATAATGACACAACTAACTGAACATTTTACTCTCGCAGAAATGATTGTATCGCCAACCGCAAAGCGTCTTGGCATTCCTAACACACCAACTGCTGAACATATTGAGAACATGCGTTACTGCTGTGAAAAGATTCTCGAACCTGTTCGTGCCAAGTTTGGTCCAGTAACAATCAACTCTTCGTATCGTGCACCACTTGTCAATAAGGCAGTTGGTGGATCTGCTACTTCCCAGCACGTTAATGGTCAAGCAATTGACTTTGAAGTAAAGGGTGTTGACAATAAGAAGGTTGCTGACTGGGTTGCTGACAATCTAGAGTTTGACCAAGTCATCCTAGAATTCTATGCTGCTGGTGATAAGAACTCTGGTTGGGTCCATGCTTCCATTAAGAAGGAAGGCGGAAACCGCAAGCAGCGTCTGGTTGCTACCAAGTCTAAGGCAGGTGGAACAAAGTATACTCCTGTTAAAGATTTCGATCCATCGACTACTAGAGAAGCAGGTGCTCCTGCCGTTCAAGCAGTCGCGCAGGTTGCTAAGGCAGCAGTCCAAGCACCAACTGTTGCTGGTCTTGGACCAATGGCAGCACTTCAAACTAAGTGCGGTATTACTGCCGATGGTAAGTGGGGTCCAGGAACATTCAAGGCAGCAAGAGATTACTACAAGTTGTCGACAGCTGGTGCTGCTCACTTCTTCGGACAGTGCGCACACGAGTCGGGTGGTTTCAAGGTATTCCAAGAGAACCTGAACTACTCAGACAAGGGTCTGAACGGTATCTTCAAGAAGTATTTCCCAACAATCGCATCGACTGCAGGGTATGCTCGCAAACCAGAGAAGATTGCTAACAAGGTCTATGCTAATCGTATGGGCAATGGTCCAGAGTCATCGGGTGATGGATGGAAATTCCGTGGACGTGGTCCGATCCAGTTAACTGGTAAGAGCAACTACACTCAATTCGCCCAAGACATCGGTCGCCCAGACGTTCTAACAGATCCAGATATCGTCGCAACTGAACTCGCATTCGAATCAGCACTATGGTTCTTCAACAAGAACGGTCTGTTCGCAATCGCGGGTAAGGGTGTATCTGATGCAGTCATCGGTCAGATTACTCGTCGTGTAAATGGTGGTACGCATGGTCTAGATGACCGCATTAAGAAAACCAAACAATTCGCAGCATGGGGATAAGAATATGCTTAATCAAATCAAAGACGCACTAAAGAAACTTTTCGGTTTTGTTGACACTAACAAGGATGGCAAGGTCGATCTTGCTGAGATTACTGCAGCAGTTGACAAGGCAGAAGACAAGTTTGAAGAAGTTAAAGCAGTTGTCAAAAAAGCACGTAAACCAAAGGCAAAGTAATTGGAATCTTTGGAAACAAAAGTCGCGGTAATCGAACACGATCTGAAGCAAATTCAGGTCGTGTTCAGTCGTCTCGACCTTGCCATCGAAAAGATTGGTGATGTTTCCAACTGCATCAATAAGATGCTCGCTGTCCATGACACCAAACTCGATGCGCAAGAAACAGTCAACGAAGATATCTACACGAGTTTAGAAGTGCATAGACAAGAAACCAAGGAAAGTAACGCCGAGTTACATTCGCGTATCACGACAACCACTCGTGAACTCGAGGCAAAAATTCAGTCGACTGAAGACAAGATGCTTGCTGCTATCAGGGATCTTAAAGGTTCAGTTGATAAAGAAGAAGAAAAACATAAAAATCGTATTGACAAATTGGAAAAAACCAAGTATATTATGATTGGTGGTGGTATCGTTCTTGGTGCTATCATTACCAAGATACTTCCAATGCTTATGAAATTTATTCAATAAAAGCCTTTACTTCTCCGATGAAATCGGGTATAACTATATTATGAGTTTATATATTGATATCAAGTATCTCCATTCGGTTTCGTATCGTCTCGAGAACTTCAAGAAAAAATCACAAGATCTATATAACTGCAGGTGTCCTCTCTGCGGCGACTCACAGCGTAATAAGCGCAAGGCGCGAGGATACTTCTATCGCGGGAAGAACGATCTGTATTACAAGTGCCATAAATGTGGCGCGAGTCATCACTTCGGAACCTTCCTGAAGAACTTCGATTCAAATCTTTATAGTCAATATGTCGTAGAGCGTTATGCCGATGGCGCTCATAATAAGACATCACACAAGACTGTAGAATCAGTTCTCAAGTTTGAAGAACCGAAGTTTGCCAAGAAACCTGAACCCAAACTACTCGACTCGATTATGGATCGACTTGACACACTACCAGATGATCATGAGGTAATCCAATATGTTACTGACCGCAAAATCCCTCGCTCTGCTTTTGATCGGTTGTATTTCATTCCTAATGTTAAAGACGTGGTTCAACTTAATGCTAAATACAAAGATTCGATCATCACAACTGAACCGAGACTCGCGATTCCTTTTCTTGATGGCGCTGGTAAACTACTTGTTGTTAGTCTTCGTGGAATCAGAGGTGAGTCATTACGGTATATCAATGTTAAGGTAGATGAAGATGCACCATCGATTTTCGGTTTGGATCAAATCGATCCTACAAAAGAAGTACTCGTCGTCGAAGGACCCCTTGACTCCCTTTTTCTGGATAATTCTATCGCTTGTGCTGGAACGTCATTCGGAAAAATCGACCAACTCCCGATACCGAAAGAAAAAATAACAATTATTTTCGACAACCAACCTAAAAACAGAGACGTTGGTAAGTTGATGAATAAGTATATTGATATGGGGTATAAGATGGTCATCTGGCCAGATGTTCCAGGAAAAGATATTAATGAAATGATTGAAAATGGATTGACTTCTGGTGAAATCCAGAGTATTATAAATGATAATACGTTTCAAGGTCTATCAGCAAAGGCAAAGTATGCCATGTGGAGGAAAGTATGAGCGAATTGGTCGCTAATGAATATGGCGTAGAAATCCGTCATACCAGAATTACAAAGTTGCGTATTCATCGAACAGACGATATGTGGTTGGTCGAATACCGACGCGAACCTCGCTGGTTTCTTGGTCTCGACCGATGGTGGTGGTTCGATGATGGCAGGTATGCAAATTATGCCGATGCAACTGACCGTGTAGACCATCTATTGGGCATTGGTTTCGTAAGCAAGGCACAGTTCCAGACTGTCAAAGAATTTGAAGTCGAGTAATGCTTTATACTGGATCGGGAAACATCCCAAATCATATTTACTGCTGGGTGCAATCATCATTCATTCGTAAAGATGTAGAACCTTATATCTTTGAACCCTGCGTTTGGTTTGCATTACATTCAAAACCTGGACATTCATGGGGTTGCCATGTGATGTTGGAATGTGGTGCAGTCTACCGTGGCGTTCCTCCGCATGCTCTGGCATTTTCTGTAGAACCAGAACCATTTTGGAGACTTGATGATACACAGGTATGGGATTGTTATGGTGATCAATTCTCAGTTGTCAGTTATGATTATCTAAACACCCAGCGAGCAGAGATACGGAGCACTGGAGAGTTTGGTCGCTATCTGTTTACTGCCATTCCGATGAACGATGGTTACAGTATGCATCCATCGCAGTCTAAGGAGTTTATGTTTATAGAACTAGACAATGGCAGACTGTGTATCATGCCAACAAATGAACTACGGTTCCACGACAAGTCATTTACCGAGGGTGATTGGCCGACTAATATTAAACTGAATACAAAATCATGGAGAGTTGAATGAAAGATGATATTAAACATGTGCTTCGGAAGCATTTTCAAGCACACATTGAAAAGCATGCAATGAACGTGCGTGTTATGATGAATAACCCAATGGCAATTCATGAGCATACTGACTTCATGGGTGCGATTGAACTAGAACTTGGTCATATCGCTGAATACAAAGACAAGTTGGAAGCATTGGAAAACATTTAATGAGTGAAGTAAACCTAGTAAGTCTGTCGAAACCTTCTGCCTACACAGAATGTAATACTGCTAATGAACTTGTTGCATGGGCAGCAAGAGTATCTAATCCGTCAAACCAAAACAACACCGCAACAGCACCTAAACTGGTTCAGTATCTTATTAAGAACCAACACTGGTCACCACTGGAGATGGTCCATGTCGCAATGGAAATTAAAACAACACGAGATATTGCCCGCCAGATTTTGCGGCATAGTTCTTTCAGATTCCAAGAGTACAGTCAGCGTTACGCCGATCCAACCAAGGATCTGGGATTTGTTGTACGGGAAGCACGTCTGCAGGATGCCAAGAACAGACAGAACTCAGTAGAAGTTGAAGATAGCGAACTTGCTGGAGAGTGGGATTTGAAACAACGAACCTTAACTCATGCTGCGGTAGATGCTTATGAGTGGGCAATTGAAAATGGTATCGCCAAGGAACAGGCACGTGCTGTTCTCCCTGAAGGTCTAACAGAATCAACTATCATCATGGCAGGTTCGCTTCGGTCATGGGTTCACTACTGTCAGTTGCGCATGGATAAGGCGACTCAAAAGGAACACCGTATCGTTGCAGTGCAGTGCTGGGATATAATTGCCCATCACTTCCCTGATGTCAAGGCAGCTCTAGATAGCATGGCAGCACAAGCAGAGTTTGAAAGAAAACTCCCGTGAGAATTCTACTAACTGGACATGAAGGGTTTATCGGTAGGAATGCGCTTCGTATTCTTTCTAAGAATCACACTGTAATTCCATACGAGGGAGATATTCGTGAATGGAAGATGACAGAGTCTTACGGGAACCCAGATGTTGTTCTACACCTAGCAGCACTCGCTGGTGTTCGCAAAAGTTGGGACGATCCAGAAGGTTATTGGGAAACTAATGTGACTGCATCGAATCGCATCTTTAGATGGGCAGAGATTAATCGGGTAAAGGTAATCTATGCATCTTCCTCCTCAATTTATGAGTGGTGGAAAAATCCATATGCTACCAGCAAAAAGGCGATGGAAGAACTTGCGCCATATACCTCAATTGGTATGAGATTCCATACAGTTTATGGTCCAGACAGTCGCCCTGATATGTTCTATGATATGATGCTTAATAATAAAATCGAATATAAAACAGAACATCTTCGAGACTGGACGCATGTTGAAGATATTTGCTCTGCGATTGAAATTCTATTGACTAATCCGAATTATTCGGGTATAGTAGATATTGGGTCGGATGAACCGATCTCTGTCAGTGAAGTTTTGGATACCTATGGATACCGAGATGTTCCTTTCAAAGATGTTGTTGGTGAGAGAGAAGTCACTCATGCCAATATCGATGAAATGCGCAGACTCGGATGGGAACCTAAATATCACATTCTTGAAGAGGTGCGCAAATGAGTGATACTATTAAAGTTGAATACGATCCTTTCGCAGACGAGCACTATATTGTTTGGGAAGGTTTCGAAAAACTGCAATGGAAAGAAGGTGATACTATCACGTGGGTTGCCAATGAAGATGGAAGTTTTACACTAATGAAAGAAAATACTATGAATTATCAAGAAGACGTTACTGAATTTATGTCCGCAGCGGATCAATATGTTGGTGTAAAACCTCATCTAAATGATGATAATATGGCGCAAGCAAGCCTATATATTAATCTAATCGATGAAGAATACCGCGAACTTTGCGATGGGTTTCTTCGTCGTCATATTGGAGACATTGCTGACGGTGGTGCCGATCTAGTCTGGGTTGTTCAAGGATTGTTTGCAACTCTTGGTATCAACTTTGAAGAAGTGTGGAAAGAAGTGCGTGCTTCTAACATGAGCAAGGTTTCTGATAATGGTAAGATTAAAAAGCGCGAGGATGGTAAGATTCTGAAACCAGAATCATATTTCAAACCAGACATCGAAAAAGTGTTGAAGGAACAGGGACTATAAATGGCAAGAGAGAATTATCTGGATATTGAAATTGACCTATCACGGGACTCCCTGTTTGACAAACTAGGTATTCAGCGACTTCAAGAATCATATATGAAGGACGACGAAACGTCTCCACAACATCGGTTCGCTTTTGTTTCAAAGACGTTCGGTTCTAATCCTGAACATGCGCAGCGTCTATACGAATATGCGTCAAAGCACTGGTTGTCATATGCCACTCCGATCCTCTCGTTTGGTCGGTCGAAGCGTGGTATGCCAATCTCATGTTTTCTAAACTTCATTGACGATACTGCGGAGGGTCTAGTTGAAAATCTTTCAGAAACTAACTGGTTGTCTATGCTTGGTGGCGGCGTTGGTATTGGTTTTGGCATTCGCGCCGCAGATGATAAGTCTACTGGCGTTATGCCTCACCTTCGCACTTATGATGCTTCTAGTATGGCTTACCGTCAAGGTCGCACTCGTCGTGGTTCTTATGCTGCTTATCTGGATATTTCTCACCCTGATGTTGGGTTATTTCTAGAGATGCGCAAACCGACGGGTGATCCCAACATGCGTGCACTGAACCTGCACCATGGGATCAACATCTCGGATGCGTTTATGGAAATCGTTGAGCGTTGTATGACGGACAAGGATGCCGACGACAGTTGGAACCTTACCGATCCGAAATCGGGTGAAATCCGCGACACAGTTTCAGCGAAGGAACTTTGGCAGAAGATTCTCGAACTTCGTATGATGACAGGTGAACCATACCTACACTTTATTGATACGTCTAATCGTGCAATGCCGCAGTTCCAGAAGGATCTTGGTCTAAAGATTCATCAGTCAAATCTCTGTTCAGAAATCATTCTTCCAACGGATAGGAAGCGTACTGCGGTTTGCTGCCTCTCGTCCGTTAATCTAGAATACTATGATGCATGGTCGAAAGATCCGTTGTTCCTCAAGGACATGGCGGAAATGCTAGATAACGTGTTACAATACTTTATTGACAATGCTCCGAAGCAGGTTGCTCGTGCGATCTATTCAGCAAAGCGCGAACGTTCTATTGGTATCGGTGCACTAGGTTTCCATGCTTATCTTCAGCGCAAGGGTATTGCGTGGGAGTCGGCAGTCGCTAAGGGAACGAACATGCGAATGTTCAAACTAATCAAGAATCGTCTAGATACTGCGAATCTAGAACTTGGAACAGAGCGTGGCGAAGCACCTGATGCTGCTGGCACTGGTCGTCGTTTCTCACATATGCAGGCAATTGCTCCAAACGCATCGTCGTCAATCATCATGGGTAATACTAGTCCGTCGATTGAACCATGGCGAGCAAATGCATATCGTCAAGATACACTATCGGGTTCATTTTTGAATAAGAATAAATATCTTGACGCGATTATTCTAGAAGAAGCGGCATTCGGCAGACCTGCTGGTTGGTATGACGAGGTTTGGTCCTCGATTATCGCCAACGATGGTTCGGTGCAGCACCTTACATGGATGGACGATATTACTAAGAGTGTCTACAAAACCTCGATGGAAATCGATCAGCGTTGGGTTATTGAACATGCAGCAGACAGACAGAAGTTTATTGATCAGGCACAGTCCCTCAATCTATTCTTCCGTCCTGATGCAAATATCAAATATATTCATGCAGTCCATTATCTTGCATGGAAGCAAGGTTTGAAGACTCTATACTATTGCCGTTCCGAGAAGATTGGTAAGGCAGATAAGGTATCAAAGCGTATTGAACGAGAAGTAATTAAAGAACTCGACTTCAAAGCAATGATCGAAGGTGACACCTGTGTTGCATGCGAAGGATAAGAAATGACACAATTTTTTGCAGAGATTTATACCAAACCTGATTGCCCCTATTGCGTATTGGCAAAGGAATTCATGACTGGTATGGAAATTCAGTATATTGAAAGTGTGGTGGGTGAAGATGTATTATGGGAAGATGTAGTTGCCGCAGTTCCTGGGGTGACAACTGTTCCGCAAATTTGGATTAATGGACATCACGTCGGTGGTTATGATGGTTTAATCAAATGGGCGGAGAATAATTAATGGCAAAAGGCAGCAAGTCTACTGGGACAACGAAAAACAGCATCAACGAAACTCATAAGAGAGGTACTTCGATTGGTAATGGGAAGATTAAAACCAGCACAATGAATAAAAATAAAAAGCAAAACTTCAAAAAGTATAGGGGTCAGGGTCGTCCATGACATTAATGAGTGAAAGATCGTATTTCAAACCGTTCAACTATCCTTGGGCGTATGATGCTTGGTTAAAGCATGAGCAGTCACATTGGTTGCATACTGAGGTGCCAATGGTCGAAGACGTGCAAGACTGGAAGAAGCGTCTTACCGATGGTGAAAAACACTTTCTGACTAACATTTTCCGCTTCTTCACACAGGGTGACATCGATGTTGCTGGCGGTTATGTGAAGAACTATCTACCGTATTTCCCTCAACCTGAAATTCGTATGATGTTGATGGGATTTGCGGCAAGGGAGGCACTACATGTTGCAGCGTATTCTCACCTTATTGAAACTCTGGGTATGCCAGAAACGACATATCAAGAATTCCTTGAATACGACTCAATGCGAGCAAAGCACGACTACTTTACGGATTTGTCGAATGCAAATGGAACACCTGAATCGGTCGCGACCAATATCGCTGCATTTAGTGCATTCACTGAGGGTATGCAACTGTTCTCATCCTTCATTATGCTCCTCAACTTCCCTCGTCACGGAAAGATGAAGGGAATGGGACAGATTGTTACTTGGTCAATCGTTGATGAGACGATGCATGCTGAGTCGATGATCAAGTTGTTCCGCACTTATGTCGAGGAAAATCGCGAACTCTGGAACGATGAATTGAAGTCCAGTATCTATACCATCGCCGAGAAAATGGTAGAACTGGAAGATAAGTTTATTGATCTTTCATTCGAGATGGGTGAGATGCAAGATCTCACATCTGCAGATGTAAAGAAGTATATCCGTTATATTTGTGACCGTCGACTAATTAGTCTCGGTCTCAAGGGTATCTTTAAGATTAAGAAAAATCCTCTGCCTTGGGTCGAGGAAATGATCAACGCACCAACACACACCAACTTCTTTGAAAATCGTGCTACCGACTATGCCAAGGGTGCACTATCAGGCAAGTGGGATGATGTTTGGGGTGTGGCAGCATAAATTTAAACGAGAAGGAAACTATCATGGCGAAGAAACTTACTATTACAAATACTAGACCGTCACATCAAACTTTGTGGTATTTTCAGACCAATCCCCCGCAGAATTCTTTATTGGATGAATGGTTAGAAAATAATAGAGATACTGTTACATTTCATTTCGATATCCTGAATGATATGTATGTCCAGGTATTAGAATATACGTTCACAGATGATGCAGTCGCTGAAGAGTTTGAAGCATTTGTTGCCTCGGGTAATCTAGGTGGTGCAATGGACGAATATCATAATTCCGTTGGTATTATATCTACTACAACTATTACTGATGTGTAATTTACATGCTTGACGAGGAGCACGAATGTTCTAGTTGTAATGCTCTATTCTCTGTAGAGCATGATATGGACGGTAAATATTATAGAGTGTTGTACTGTCCTTTCTGCGGCGAAGGGATCGATCAAGAAGAATATGATTTCGATTCCGATCAAGAAAGCGAATAAATAGTCTACTTACGGAGTAGATTATGGTAATTAGAAAAAAACGTAAGCCGTTGCCGAAGAAGGTGCATAGAGTATATTGCACTTACTTCGACGACGGCAAATTTTATATTGGGTATTCATGTAAGACAGAGAAACTTTTCGAAACATACTTCGGAAGTTCCTCTTATGTGACTAACTATGAAGGCGAAATGCGCAAGGAAGTTGTCGCTGAATACGACAGCAAATCGCATGCCAAAGCAGTTGAACATATCCTGCAATGGGAGCATAGACTCGACGACAGATGCATCAATCAAATGTGGAATGTGCGTCTGAGACTTGATCACTTGAAAGAATTAAAATTACCTGATTGGAGACCTGGATGCTATTCATAGCACTATTAATGTTGGCAGCGCTGGCGATTACATCAGTTGCTGGTTACTTTTCGATATTAGGTTTGATGGCGATTTTCCCCGCATCCCCTATTGCTGTTGCAGCGATGGGTGGATCTTTAGAATTTGCTAAACTCGTTACTGCGAGTTGGGTGTATAGGAATTGGAAAACCGCAAACAAACTGTTGAAAACATATTTCACAATCGCGATTGTGGTATTATCATTTATCACAAGTATTGGCGTATTCGGTTATCTAAGTGGAGCGCACATCGAACATAGCACTGTTGGCGGTTCCACGCAAATTAAGATAGAACAACTCGAGAGCAAGAAAACATCTGCAGAAAGGAGACTCAAAAATGCGCAAACATCTTTGGATACTTTGGACAGACTCACTACTGCAGAGGATGTGCTCGATGCTAATTTCATTCGAAACAGACAGAAACGGGAACGTGCGTCTCTCAATAAAGAAATTGAGAGTGCGACTGCAGACATTGAGACTATTGAGACTGATCTCATACCGCTCAAAACAGAAAATCTCAAACTCGAAGCAGAAGTAGGTCCGATAAAATATATCGCAGAACTGTTCTACGGTAGTGGCGATACTGCTACTATCGACAAAGCAGTGCGCTTGATGATTATTGTTCTTATCTTCGTATTCGACCCTCTGGCAATTCTTTTGGTTATTGCAGCAAATATTTCAATTTTAAGCTTGACTAAAAAGGAAGAAGCGGGTATAGTAGACTTTGTCGCTGTTGATGAGGTTGATCCAACTCCACCAACAGTGGCACCGAAGAAGGTTGTTAAGAAGCATAAACCAAAGAAGAAAATTGAGGTGGTAGTAGAAAACCCCACTGATTTCTTCGCTATGGAAAAAAATAATCTATCAACCCACGATATACCCGCACCAGATCCTCCCAGAAAATCTTGGAGAGATGGTAAAATTATTATAGACGAAAATAATGTAAGGAAAATGTGATTATGGAAATTGACCGTGAAATGCTCGTAAAGAATCTTAAGAAGATGAACGCCGAAGTGACGTTCACAAAACTTAATGGTGATGTTCGAGTCATCAAATGTACTCTGCAGGAAAGCGTAGTGCCCGAGAAGAAAACAACTCCTGCTGAAAGTAAGGTGGTAAACCCTGATGTTCTACCTGTCTGGGATACTGAAAAGTCTGCTTGGCGCTCTTTCAGATATGATACTATCACAAATGTCAAATTTATGGCTTGACTTTTCTGCAGAAATGCGGTATAAGTAATCTATAAATTTGATGAGGTGAACCCATGCATAAGTTGAAAGTCCCTATTGCTGAATCGAAATTCGTTGGTGTCGAACCCATTTGGGTTGCCGACTACGAACCTGTAAACTATCAGGCAGAGTTTGGTAATGCTCTCTCTTGGTATAATTACATCGTGGATGCTAAGGATTGTCGTGCATTCTTGAGCGACTGGTTCAAGGGTGATAGGGATAAACTGAAAACTCTCAGTAAGATTCCTGACAAGTTGCTTCCACGCACCTATGCTAATTCAGCTCGTATCGCTATGCGTGGGTTCCCTCTTAACGACAGAGATACCTCTCGTATCTGGGAGAAGGTCGAGGAAACTTTCAATAAGCGTACCAAACTCGAAGAGGATGACACCTCTCCAGAACCTGTAGTCAAGGTTGCAAAGAAACCGTTGATTGCAGGTCACTTCATTGTATCTGATGTTAATGACGAGATCGAGAATCTGGTCATTGGCGAAGATGTAAAGAATATAGCACAAATTCTTATGCCATATCGTATGGCAGACAGACATTACCTTGAGTGCGTCGAAAAGATTCAACCTATCCTCGCCGAGTTTGCTGAATTGGTAGAAGTTCGTCGTATACCCAAGGCAAAACTGACTGACATGCAATCGCAGTTGCTCGAGAGTTACGAACATCTGTCTGGTATGAAGATTGTCAAGGATATCGTCAAGTTGCTCGAATCCTATGTCAACGATCTTAAAAAGTCGCATGTCAGCAAGCAGGTTGCTAAGGTTCGTAAGAAGAAACCAAAGGATAAGACCAAATTGGTCCAGAACCTAAAGTTCCTCAAGGAAGATACTGCACTTGGTATCGCCAGTGTCGAACCTATCAATCTGCTAAACTGTAGTGAAGTGTGGACTTTCGACACCAAGACTCGAAAGATCTCCAAGTACTATAACCCAGTCAGTGGTAGCATTACTGTCAAGGGTGCAAGTCTTGTAGGATTTGATGAGAACTTCTCTAACTCACGGTTGCTACGTAAACCAGAGACTCAAGTAAAAGAATTTGCTGAACTGGCGAAAAAAGACTTGACTAAATGGTACTCAGCCGTTAAGAGTAAGCCTGCACCTGTTCGTGCGCGACTGACTCCGACTACATTAATTTTGAAAGTGTTTTGATGAGCGATAATGATAACGTGACTTTTCTTAATCCTAAGAAGAAGTTCGAAGATACAAATCCAGATAAGGAATCTCTTACATACTTCCTCGAAGGTATTGATGACTACAACTCGTATCAAGACGCCGAACGTGCAGGTCGATCAGTCATGGCAGGAATCACCAAGGTTTGCACTGAGAAGTTTGGCATTACAAAACACGATAGTTTCTATGCTGATGCAGCAGTAATTTCTGTTCTGGTATATGGGATGTTCTTGCGTCAACGTGGGATTGATACGCCTGAAACGTATCTACTAACTGATATTCGTAATGCACTTGATACAAAATTAAATGATGGGAATGATGAAACGTGATTGTTGTAGATTATAACCAGACTGCAATCAGCAGTCTGATGGCAAATTTGGCGGGTCGTCGTGACGTTGAGGTAAACATCCCTCTCGTTCGTCACATGATTATCAATGCGCTTCGGTCATATCGTAAGAAGTTTGGTCCTGAGTTTGGCGATATGGTTATCGCCTGTGACAATCGTCACTACTGGCGTCGTCAGTATTTCCCGAACTACAAGGCAAACCGTAAGAAGTCGCGTGATGAAAGTGGATTCGACTGGAACTCTATCTTCGAGGCGCTACACCTTGTTCGCTCCGAACTCACAGAGCATTTCCCTTATCCTGTAATCGACGTTGATGGTGCTGAGGCAGATGATGTTATCGCAGTGCTCGCCGAGTATAGTCAGACTATGAACACTGATGGTCTCATGCCTAGTGCTGAACCTTTCCTTATTCTTTCTGGTGACCATGACTTCCAGCAACTGCAGAAGTGGAACAATGTTAAACAGTATGCTCCTGTTCAAAAGAAGTTCTGTAAGTTGAAGGAATCACCTGAAGCAGTGCTCATGGAACATATTATCATGGGCGATAAGGGTGACGGTGTTCCGAATATCCTTTCCTGTGATGACACTTTCATCAATGGTGACCGTCAGCGTCCTATTCGTAAAGATAAACTCGCTGAATGGAAAACTCAGAAACCAGAAGAGTTTATCAACAGTGATGAAATGTGGCGCAACTACCAGCGCAACCGCGAACTGGTTGATCTATCAAGAATTCCTGAAGATATTAAGGAAAGTATTATAGATAGTTACGAGATGCAGAAGGGTGGCGACCGTTCTGGTCTATTGAACTACTTTATCGCTAATCGTATGACACAATTGATTGAACTAGTGGATGAATTTTAAATGGCAATAGTACCCAAGAAATTTAGGCAAATCAACGAGGCTCTTGACTGGGCAGTTGAAGCAAAAACAACAGAAGAACTTTCCGCACGTGTTGGTGCAATCTCAGTCGGCAACTCTATTCTTATGCGATTTATTGCATGGGGTGTGGGTTACGAACAAGGTCCATGGAATCTACCAGAAGGTAAGACTCCCTTTAAGGATGAAGGTCTCCCCGAAAATATGGGCGACACCACCATCACACAGGAGTTTCGTCGTCTTCTAACTCTGCTACCAGATGGAAGCGCAAAGAATCTCGGTCAGTGGCGTAGGGAAGAACTCTGGATGCAGATCTGTCAGGGCGTAGTAGCTACTGAGGTAGAACTGCTCGATCTTGTCAAGGACCAGAAACTCCTCGATAAGTATCCTACATTAGCAGATGTGCTAGAATCATTCCTTCCTGGATGGAAGAAACCAGAGGTTAAGAAGCAGTCTCGAGCAAAAAAGTCTTTGTCGGTCTTATAAATAAGATCTTTCCAGCACCTACGAAGAAGGAACATCGATGGGGCAAATTCTTGAGCATAAACATCTGATTATCAGAGCTGAATTGAAGAATCCACCACAATGCGCAGAGGCAATCCAGGACTGGATGAAGACTCTGGTTGATAAAATTGGTATGAAGATACTAATGGGTCCATATGCTGTTTACAGTGACATGGAAGGCAATCGTGGTTTGACTGCAGTTACTATTATCGAAACATCGCATATTGCTATGCATGTTTGGGATGAGGTTTCTCCTGCTCTCATGCAACTGGATGTGTATACGTGCTCGGCGCTAAATACGAAGGATGTCTTCGAGGCGCTACAGGAATTTGATCCAGACCATGTAGAGTTTAAATACATTGATCGGGAACATGATTTGACGTTGATTGATAAAGGCATTGTAAATGAGGTTTTACCTCTTTCAACATAAAACGGAACTGTGGATCGTAAAAGATCCAACAATCGTCCCAAAACCTCGCGAACTGATTCTACAGACAACCAACATTGAGTTGATTCGCGAAACTGCTTCTAAGCAACAAAAGATCTCTAAAGTCGTTGACAAGGTAACTCGCCGACGAAATAGATTGCACACTCCAGAAGGCAGAGAGAAAATTGCCGAGGCAAAGAAGGGTAGTAAAAACCCAAATGCCAATGGATTGTCAGACGAGCATCGAGCAAAGATTAGCAGGACGATGAAGGGAACTCGTCGGGGAGAGAATAATCCGATGTATAATCGGAGGCACTCCTACGAGACTCGTCGCAAGATGAGTCTTATGCAAAGTATGCGGGTGCGAAGGTGGTGTGTTGAACCTAGTGGTAAGACGCATCTGGTCGACCCAAGATCGTTCAGTCTACCGAGTGGATGGTTATGGGGAAGAAATTACGACCCATACAAATAGTTTGAAGAAAAGTGTTGACTATTTTATAAATCTATAGTATATTGGTTTTGTTATTGAGGTTCTTGCCCCGTGGTGTAATTGGCAACACGTCTGATTTTGATTCAGAAGAGTTCAGGTTCGAGACCTGACGGGGCATCCATTTTGTAGGAGAATATTATGAGTGACATTATTGCAGTTGATAAGTATCGCCTCTTCATCGAGCGCATCGAAAATATCGAAGCGGATCTTGATGCTAGGAAGGCAGATCGTAAGGAAGTCTATTCTGAGTTGAAAGGCGAAGGTTACGATGCTAAAGCGACTCGCCAGATTATTCGTCTCCGTAAAAAGGAAGCGCATATTCGGCAAGAAGAAGATATGATTCTAGAGACATATCGTACCGCGATTGGTCTCTAACGTTTAGGAGAGGTGGCAGAGTGGTCGATTGCTCTAGTCTTGAAAACTAGCGTACTGCAAGGTACCGTGGGTTCGAATCCCACCCTCTCCGCCAGTTGGCCCCTTCGTCTAGCGGTCTAGGACATCGCCCTTTCACGGCGAAGATCACGGGTTCGAATCCCGTAGGGGTCACCAAAAAATAATTTGATAAAATGCAAAATAGGGGCTTGACTTTTTCTTAAATCTGGGGTATACTGTGTGTATAGTTTGAAAGGAAATTGTTATGGAAGTTTTTGCATTACTAGGTGAGTTCGATATGGCAGGTTCTGTGCTCCTTGGCGTGTATGCGTCGGAAGATGAAGCACGGAATGCCCATGGTGTGTATACTCGTGACGGTGATCGGTTCATCGATTATTATTACATCGTGCGTCAAGTAGTTGGCGCTCATGTGAATCCGGATTTCGAGCATCGAATCTACATCTAGACGAGTAGCTCAATGGTTAGAGCCGACCGCTCATAACGGTTTGGTTGGGGGTTCGAGTCCCTCCTCGTCTACCAGTTTATGGACCCTTAGCTCAGTCGGTAGAGCATCGGACTCTTAATCCGCAGGTCGTTGGTTCGAATCCAACAGGGTCTACCAGTTTCGGACACTTAGCTCAGTAGGTAGAGCAACGGGCTTTTAACCTGTAGGTCCTGGGTTCAAGCCCCAGAGTGTCCACCAGTTAGGGTTGCTACTTAATAAGCACGCGAGAGATCACGGTTAGTCTCTCAAACTCTATTAACGAAGGAAGTAATAATATGAATATCAAGACTTTTATGGCAGCAGCAGTTATTGCACTTACAGCAGCATGCACTCCTAGCGAAGAAGCACCATCAGTTGCAGCAGCTGCTGGTCCTGCAGCAGATGAAGCACTTGCTACAGCAAATGCAACAGAAGAAGCAGCAGAAAAACCTCTAGATGCGGCAGTAACTCCGCAGGCAGA